TAGTTACCCTTTTCAGAAGACCGTATGACACGTCACTCTCCACGCAGATATTTCTCGGGACTTTCGGTGGCCGCCACGCGCAGGCGGCGCGGCGAAATTGCGAAATTCGGCTCGATGGGTTCTCGGAATCGGCGGGCTTATATGGGCTTCCAGACAGACAAGGGACGCCGAACGCGAAAATCCAAGTATACGGCACGATGGGCGCAGGCCTTTCCAAACGCAAAGAGTCTAGAGGAGCGGGCGGCGGCCACGGGCGTCCCTGTGCGATACCTGCGCCAGTGCTATAATCGTGGCATGGCTGCTTGGCGTACGGGTCATCGTCCAGGCGCCACACAACAACAATGGGGCTACGCCAGAGTTTCATCGCTCCTAACCTGCGGAAAAACATATCACACGACGGATGCTGACATTGTTCGGGCTGCAAAGGCTGCATCAGCGGGAGCGGCTAAGTGGTTCTCGAAGTGCTGACCGGAAAACCCGCAGCCTAAACAGGAATCAATGAATCTTCTGCGCGTCTTTTTCGGACTTTTTGGATTCGGGGCGAGCGTTCACGCACAGGACACTATAGGAGCCACTGGCTGCTCCGCGGCGGCCTGCGTATTTGCGAATCCATCTCTCCGATTCGGAACAGGTGCGGAAAATTCCGTGAATGCGCACGGACTCTTCCAGCAGCCGTGGTATTATTCATCAGCGGGCGCAGCCTGGTATAAGTTGACATTTGCGAATTATCCCCTAGATACGGCAATAGGTATGGGCACAGGTTCTGCACAATGGACGGGAGCGACCGTGACGGACTTGTATAGCCAGACGCCTATGGCGCCGACCACAGACTATTCCAATTTCGTTGTGGATTCGGCGGACATGACAAAGACGGTGGGGCACGGAAAAATCGTCTCTAGACGCGTATTCACGATTCAGGGAGTCACGCTTACGATCCAGAATACATTTTCGCTGGGCTACAATGACAGCTTCGTAAAAATCGTGACGCAGCTTAGGAATAATGCAACGGTGGATCTCACGAATGTCATTATTTGGACGGGGACTCGGGACGATTTTGTGGGGACTACGGACGTGAATACGAAGACGCGGGGGAATTTGGACACAGGGAGTTTCGTGGCTATTACGGCTAATAATCAGTCGTCGCGGGCTATTATGATTACCAATACAAACGAGGGTGTCCTCTTTTATTCGGAAACGGCGGGAGTGATGACGGCTTACGCAGTCTGCTGTAGTTTCTCAAATGCGTATAATACGAATCCGTTAACACTTGCTCCCAGTACACCAAGTCCTACGGACGGATCCTATGCGGCCATTCTTCCTCTTGGAAATGTGTCTGTCGGATCTTCTGGGTCTATTACATGGTATTATGCGGCTGGGGCGGTTACCTCATTGTCGGCGGTGGCGGAGACGGTGGCGGCGGCTCAGGTGGCCGATGCGAGCCCGAGCCTGACTCCGACTCTTACACAGACTCCCTCTATTACACCGTCTGTGTGCGCGTCTTTAACGAGCACGCCGAGTCCTACAGGGACAGGGACAGGCTCGGGCACTCCGTCACACAGTAGCACGGGGTCTCGCACAGGCACAGACACAGGCACACCCTCCCAAACGTTCACGCCGACTTCGGTAGCAATTCTAAAACCCGATTCTGTTGCCATTAGCCTAGGTGATAATGTTATTTCTGGTATTATTGTTATTAACATTGTGACCGCAGCAGTTGTTACGGGGCTCTGCTTTTGCGGTGTCTGCTGTTTCTACAGTGCGTGCCTAATAAAATGGCGTATGGCTACCCGCTGCAATTACTGTAAAGAAGAGTTGAATAGTTCTCCCCTTTCCGAACATTTAAAGAGCTGTGATACGTTTGCGAAAGAGAATGTGAAGCGCGCAGAGGTCTATAAGAGTATGCGCGCAGTATGGGCTTGAGTGAAAATCATTGGAAAGATCCTAAAATAAATGGCACACAACAAAAAAAGTACGTGAGACAACATATTCCTATACTTTCACCCTTGTCGGAGTTATTTCGTGTTGAAAGCTGCTGTTTATGAAGAGGATTGACAACAGACATCTCGGACATTCTTCTTTTTAGCCCGAAAACAATTTACATATTCAGTAGATGGACACGGGAACTGCACTTGGTGGAACAGGACTTTTTTTATCCATTATGGGCATTATTTACAGCGCAATAAATCACAAGCATATTCGCTCGAGATGTTGTGGGAAAGTCTACGATATGGCAATTGATATTGGAGCGACAAGTAAGGTGCACATAGAAACTGCGCCTGAGGAGGCTGTTGGAAATGATAAAGAGGGGAAATCTCTTCCGCACAATAGGCATAAGGTCGTACCAGACCCCTTTTAATGGCGCACAATGACCGACGTTGAATAAAATTTGAAACGTGTCTATTTTACAGACACATTTCAAAAAATGGAGATGTATCAAGAGAGGGCATCTGGACTGTATGTAGATTGTCAACACTTGGAAACTGAAATTTATACGGTCAATAAAAAATGCGGGAACTTATGTCTGCGTTGACAGACGAAGAGAAAACGGAAATAAAGCGTGAGTTGGACCATATCGGAAAGATGATTTTGACATTTGAAGACGATGATGATTATCTTAGTATCACTCTTAAAGAGACTACTGGTAATTCTAAATGGCACACAGTACTTGAGGGCTCTGTAACTCTTATGAACATAACAATACACACAATTTCCGATATTGTAAAACATATTCTGCGTAAAAGTTTTACACAGGCGGCGGGATGCTTAAGTATTGAGGAAGACACAGAAATAAAAAAAATGTAGCGCTCGACGTGGATCAACGAGCGAAATCAGTGCTGCTCTAAGTGTATAGGGTATGACGCGGAAGTTGCAGCAACACTTCTTAGAGAGTCAGTTGCTGAAGAGACGACAATAACGACTCATTCGGAAAATATCGATAGAATAATTGATTCGCAGAAGAATACATGTAGACACCTTGATACCAAGTAGAATACTGCTTCAGTTCACATTTATACCATGTATCGTTTCCTCCATACATTTCAAAATCATGGGTAGAGCTCGCACGAATTGTCATTCCGTTATACTGAGTCGGCTCCTTACTATTTTTGAGTTTCGACTTTAGAGATTTTAAGACTGTAGAGTCGCGAAAATTATACCGTTCATGTGTATTCATCTTATACTTTTGGGGTTGTTGAGTCAGGTCAATTTTTATTTACGCGTTGCGATTTATAAAATCGCAACGTGTAAAATAAGCTCTAGATGGTTCACTATTTTTCAGATCCACATATCACATACTACTTTTAAACAAAACAACCACCATGACTTGAGTGCAACGAGAAAGTGTCCACAGATTCTTAATTGCTATAAGCAAGTCCCCCCATGCCGGACATCACGCGAAGCACATTATAATTCGTCGCAAACACGTACACCGACGAGGAGGTCACCGCGCCCACTGCGTTGTTGGACACGGTCAGCAGGAGAGTCGTGTTATCAATGCGAGACAAGTTGCAGGTGCCGCTGGGCTGGTGCTGCTCGGGCTGGAGAGCAAAGGAGTAGACGTTGATGCCCACTGCAGGGATGTTGGTGTGGTGCTGGTAGGGCTGTACCTCGTTGAAGTAACGTCCCTCGCGCACCTGGAAGCGGTCGTGGCCGTTGAGCTGGAGCAGGGCTGTCACTACAGGGTTCTTGCCCGCCATACCCTCCACACGGGTCACGGAGTAGCCAGACTCGAGCACGGAGCGGTCCCACCAGTCGGAGAAGTTGAACGGCTGCTGACCCTTCCACGGGTTCACGTCACCGTCGTTACAAGAGACATACGAGTCACGCTGCACAACCCAGATGAGCTCCTTGCAGGGGTGGTTGAAGTTCAACTTGAGCTTGTTGGAGGAGGAGGTGATGGACTCTACGCCGGTAAACTGCAGGGTCTCGATCAGGTACTCGTGAGACACCTGCGCAAACTTGCGGCGCTCGTCCGTGTCCAGGTAGAGGTAATCCACATACAGAGACGCCGCCACCAGGTTCGTGTTATTCACACGGTCGCGCACGGTGTGTGCGTTGGGCAACTGAGGAGTGATATCCCAGCACAGGTTGCGGAGCTCGTTGAACTCCAGGTTCACGCGCACCTCGTGGTACTGCAGCGCAATGAGGGGCAGCGCCAGGCCAGGATTGCGGCAGAACCAGAACTGGAGAGGGATGTAGAGAGTGTACTCAGGCGCGCACTTGCGCACCTCGTCAGACGCATTGGGCTCGCCAGACGCGCAGAAGTCGTCGCAGTCCTCACCGCCCTGCACCAGCAGATTTGTTAGCTCGGGTACGTTGCCCACCATCTTCGCGTAGCCGGCCTGCTTACCCGCCTCTTGCGTGAGCTCGTTCCAGATGTGCAGCCAGTTACCATAGTGCTTGTCGATGCGCTGGCCGCCAATCTCAATCTCCACATTCTTAATAAGATTGTGACCGACCCAGTTGAGCCAACGGAACTGCGCACCAGAGCCGTCGGAGGCGGAGTTCAGGGTCACCTTGGGTAGGGTGGCCTGTAGATACACGCGGTGGATCAAGTCACCATTGCGCTGAATCGTGCAGGTCACCTTACGACCGAAGCCAGGTGAGCCGTTGAAGGGGTTCTCAATAGACTCCATTGCAAAGTTGGTGTGGCGGCGATATACCACCTTGAAGAAGGTAATCTGGGGATTACCGGTCAGGTACACGTCCTGAGCGCCATAAGCTACGAGCTGCATAAGACCACCACCCGTCATTTTTGTTTATACCCTCTCCTTAGAAAATAATTTCCAGAGTGGCAAGTTTTTTCTGAAAAGTCTGCCGGGAGTCTTTGATTTTCGAGATTGGGAAAATCTGTCTAGCGGTCTAAACAAAAGTAATACTCCTAAATAGAATGAGTTCAAATAACGCTTTTTTTAGTATACGTCAAACAAAACGGAGCAATCCAGAGTGCAGAACTACTCTTGACGCTCTGCACAAACACCATGTTCATCGTATTCAGTCCAAACAGGGTAATATTGACAATATACGAGCAACTATTTCAACATGTGATGGTCAAATAGGGTTGAGTAAAACGGATATGGAATCGTCTGTCTGGATAGATAAAAAGGGGGTCGCAAAAAAAGAACTTGAACAATTGGAGGGAAATATGGAATTTTATGATTATTATCTCAAAGCCGGTCCCATCCTATACGAATATTATGATATCCAGAACAAAATTCAAAGTGGAGTGTCGCCTGTTTTGAAAAGGTTGGTGACAAGACAGAAGCCGGGAAGTGTATTGGCCGCATTAGAGGATGCGGCGGGAGAGAGCGGTGAAATTCAAAATCTTTCTGAAGTACCACACAAGGGGGAAGAATTGCGCCGAGATAAATTGCTAGAAACTTATTTACAGAGAGTAGACCCAGAGCATGCGAGAACATCACACGAAATAGAGTTTGAAACATTTGGAGATTGTCCTCATTGCGAGACGGAGATGATTTTTAGTGCAAATGAAGCAAATTTTACATGTGGTAAATGCGGATTTCAGGATTTTGTTCTTGTGGATTCGGATAAACCCTCATATAAGGATCCGCCACGCGAGGTTTCCTATTATGCTTATAAGCGGATTAATCATTTTAACGAATGGCTGGCGCAATTTCAGGCGAAAGAAACTACTGAAATTCCGCAAGAGGTCTATGACGCAATTTTGGTGGAATTGAAGAAGGAGCGTATCATGGACTTTCGGACGTTGAAGGCCTCGAAGGTGAAGGAAATTTTGAAAAAAATGAAATTCAACAAGTACTATGAACATATACCTCATATTATAAACCGTCTGAATGGACAGACTGCCGCTGTGATGAGTAGAGAAATTGAGGAGAAATTGCGCTATATGTTTAAGGAAATTCAACCCTCGTTCCAAACACACTGTCCGAAGGAACGGAACAATTTCCTCTCATATTCGTATGTTCTGTATAAATTTTGTGAATTGCTGGAATTGGATGAGTACCTTTCGTGCTTTCAGTTGTTAAAAAATCGTGATAAATTGTACGTGCAG